TCCATTTTTTACTAGTGACCATAATATTATTTTTTATATAACCCTTTTTTGGATCTATTCTATCTACACTTAAACTATCATCACCTGCTGGATGAGTAATTATCTTTCTTCCTTTGATTGGACATAAACCATCGTTATCAGAAAGTAATTTTAAAACTTCATCTATAAATTCTTCTTTAGTAAAACCTACTTTATGTTTTTCTAATTGTGTTTCTCTATATCTAGAGATAGCCCTATTATATTTGTTTCTTATATAATTTAATGGGTCTGCTCTATAATCTCTTTCACATTCTTTACAGTAAGATTTTTTACGTCTCTTACCATTCTTATAACCATTGTAACTAAAATCAGTTGTTTCTCTATCTATTTTACACCTAGGACAATTTTTAATTGTCATATTCAATAACCTCAAATTTTCCATCTCTCCAAACAATAGCATTACCAGTATTTTTAATTATATTATACTGCCATGCCATTGCTTCAATAGTTTTAGCTCTTTTTAATTCTTTACCATAAGTAAAATTTTTAGATAAAGTTTTTAATTTATCTGACGCTTCATTAGGTAAAGATATTTGTTTAAATCTTTCTGCATATATTTTTCTATAAGGATCGGCCATTATTTATAATTAATCTCTATTAAAAAATCTTGAAAATCAGAATGTTTTTTTAAATTTCTAAATCTTTCAGCACTATCTTCTGCTCTTTTATGCATAGAAACATCTCCAATTAATTTAAGACCATCTTTATCTATATCATAAGGACCAAAAACTTCTTTTTCTGAAATATCTTTTAAATCTGTTTTTAATTTAATATGCATTAACTTATCAAAATCTTCTTTTCTTTTTGAATAGTCTTGTAAATCATAATTTGAATCAGCGTGACAATCGAGATATTTTCCATCTTCAACATATTTTTGAATGTGTGATATTGTGTAAAAAGAATCTATAAAAAATATTACTTCTCCAACACATTGTCTTTCACTTATATGATTAAAACCAATAGTCTTAGTTACTTTAAGACGATTTTCTTCTATTAATATTCTATTATCTTCTGGATGTACAAAACTGTAATCCTCTTCTTGCATTATTATTTTTCTAATCATTATGCTTGTTCTCCTTTCGCAGATTCTCTTAGTTTTTTTTGTAAGAATACTTTTTGTTTTTGAAGCATTCTAATTTTATTAATAAGACTTTTAACTAAGTCTCTAGTTAACAAAGAAGATTGTTTATATAATATTCTTTGAATTTTATTTTGTTCTTTTACTTTATCTAGTTCCATAGGTATTGCTCCTTCACTATTGCACATCGAACACTGAACTATCCCGTCTCTCTGATCGTCCACTGACCTCTTTATTTTTATATATCCATTGCCTTGGCATCTCGGGCATACTCGTTTCCCTTTTTTCATGTTTCTCCTTTATTTGTTCTATTGCTTTAAATACTTTCTTTTTAACTATCGCGTGTTCTAATTGTGCAAACTCACATATTAATTTAAAATCATCGTGATGAAACCACATTTCTTCTAAACAATATGCTTTTCTGTTCCATTGATATTGAAATTCTTTTTTCTTTAATAAGTCTTCAATACCTACAATCAAGACATTACGCCATAGATTTCTTATTGGATCTCTTTTTTCGTAAAGATTAAATGTTTTTGTTCCGTAATTTGCCATTGAGCTTTCTCGCTTTTTCGTTGATTAATATATCTAATGCCTTAGCTCTAGATACTGATACCTCAGGAACAATAATTTTCCTGATACTATCTAACTTGTCGCAACTATCGTGTGACAGTGCAACAGATTTATATTTTCTTGTGTCCATTTTTATGTTACTTTCTTTTTGATTTACAAATAATAATATAAGATAGTTATATCTAATTACAAGGGTTAGTCAATGAAGTTTTTTTTAACAATTTATATATGTTCAGTTTTGACGCAACAGTGTGCAGAAGTGCCTTTTGAAAAGCATGAATATGATAGATTTTATAATACTCATTATGGTTGTGTACAAAAAGGTTTAGGTGAGTCTTACACTATTTTATTTGATGGTAAGGTATTTCAAGCTGATCAGGTAGAATCTTTAGAACTTTATCCAAAATTTAATTGTCAAAAAACTGATAATGTAGAAAAGCCTGGAGCCTGAACCCTTTAGCCTTTACCTTGGCCCTTGTAACGTCGTGTACGTTTCTGTCTCTTCTCATTTTTGTTTAATGATTTTTTATGCTGACGAGGTCCACGTTTACGAGGCTTGTCTCTTACAACATGATCTTTAAATTTTTTAGCCATTACTTAATATAATTATCTTTAATCCATTTCTTATCAGATTCATCTAATTTTAAATATCTAATTGAACCATTGATGTGTTGTTTTGTATCATGGCCACAATTCGTACATCTATAAAATTCTGATACGATTGCAACTAAAATTGTATCTTCTTCACACTCTTCACATATACCATGAACAGTATCTATTTTGTTAAATATTTTAAATTCTTTCGTCATTTTAATTTTTTCTAAAAGTTATTTTTACAATACCCATAAAATTACCTTTTGCATATCTACAAAAATAAGGTATTTTTATATTATATTTATAATATCTTTGTGTAAAATGTCTAACTAAATATCCTGTAAAATTTGATTTTTCAGTAGCAAAACAAACTAATTTAGAATTGTATTTAACATTTTTATGTAAAATTAATTTAAGAAATAAATCAAACCTACTTTTGTTATCGCGATTAAGTTCATGACTTGGAGAATCATCAAAAAAAATACAATCATATTTCTTATTTAAAAAAGGCACTGTGTATTGCCATAAACCTTTTATTAACTTAATATTTTTATTTTTTTGTTTTAATTTCCATTTATTAAATTTTTTTATAACTTGTTCATCTTTTTCTAAAACTGTATAAGATCTTAATGGGTATTTATTTATAGCTGTTGCAGAATATCCCATACCAAAACCTATTTCTAATACGTCTCCATGTGGTTTTAAAACCTCTACGCATTTTTCCATATAAGGTTTTTCCCAACTCATCATGGTTTGATAATTATCTAAATTATTATCAATTATCAGATTATTTTTAATAATCACTATACTAGATCTTTTGCTTTACCAATTATTGGTTTGTATTTTGTTTTACCCTCTGATTTATATGCGTGCATATACTGCTCACGTCTTCCTTCAGGTATCCAACTACAATGAATCCACCCTGAGTTAGGCTCTCCTGGAGTGTAAAACTCAAGGATGAGCTGATCTGTTTCGAGATTAGTTTTGATCCAATCAGCTACCTCGGCATTATCGACCCCAATACATTCGAAGTCTGCTGCCTCAGCTTTTGCATGTTGGCTGTTTACTGAGCTACCTATTTTTAGGCACAGCTGCTCTGAACGAAATCCGCTAGTTACTTTTACTCTGCCGAAGTGATCACGTACTGGCTGTAAAATATTTTCACAAAGTGCTTTTAGTTTTTCTATTTGACCTGAGTTTGGATTGTTATTTATATCCAAACGTACAGCTGTATCAGATTTGATAAGCTCCTGAAGAGAAAAGTTTCTCGATAATTCCATTACTCTAATATTAACTTTTTAATTGATAAAGATCCATCTATATTTTTTTCAAGCTCAGCCATCGACTTTATGCATTGGTATTGAATATTATTATTCTTATTCGATCTCATTGCAACCCTTTTTCCTTTTAAACAATCAGACATAGATTGTTGTATTCTGTGTTCCTTGATCTCTCCGTTGACAATCATAAGTAGGGCTATAATTAATTCCATTAATGTGCTGTCTTTCCGTTAGCTCTAACTTTATCTTTTAAATCTTCAATATCAACTAATGCTTTATCTAATTGTTCTCTTAAAAATTCTATGTTAACTTTGTTAGTCATGTTCATTTCTTGAGTCTGTTCCATTTTCTCTACAGATTTATAAAGATCCTCAATTAAAAATATTTGCTCCTGATCTACGGGCACTTGTTCTGATTTCTTTAACAAATCATTTTGAAATAACTCACGTGATGTCTCTAGCGATACTAATCTTGCGGTAAGCTCTGTATATGCAAATACACCCATTCCAACGAGAATAATCAAACTAGCTACCGTCTTCATCGGCATTGCAACTTTTGCGTCTTCTCCAATGTTTAATGGTTTATTGGACATTAGGACCTCCACATAAAGCCAAAGTAACTAACATTACTATTAATAAACCTGTAGCATAATAATTCATCCTGGCTATCTCCATAAATTATTTCCAAAATTGCCACCATTTTTTGTTTACTTTTTTATCATGTTCACAAGTAGAACAACCACAACCATTACCAACTTGACATATGTCACCACAATGACAATTATGTTCACAATTTATACAAATCATTTTTTCTCCTCAATATCATAAAACATTTTATCAGAATCTTCCGTTACCCAATCCGATCCTTCACAGTCCCAGTACGTAGTTTGTACGCTATAGTCTGGCCAATCATTATCGGTTGTATAACTGTTCACATGCCAAATGATTCTGTTGTTTGGCTGCGCTGCATAATTACCATTTTTCAATGCCATTATGTGTGCACACTTGTGCTCTTGCGGAATTTCAGAATGTTCCGTATTTAGTATATTAGTCTCTGGATGCGCCCAGTCAACTGTAAAAAGATATTGACCTGGATAAAATTTCTTATCTTTACCAATAAATTTACCGTCTATACCAGCCAACCAATCAAAACAATGGATACTAGGATAATAACTAAAGCAGTTCCACAGTTGGAGTTGATCCACTCGCATATCAGGCACGTCTTTTCTTTCAAATTCTTTTTGAAAGAAGGCTGAAATAGGTAGTCTATAAAAGACAGCACCATTTGGTAGCATGCAATGAAATAAGATAGCACGACCTGAAATAGAGCTAAGCCCAAAGATAACACAGTCACTAGACTGTCCTTTATTTTTTTTAAGATCATAAAGATATTCCTTCCTTATTTTACAATAAATCGGCGGTATATTAGCATTTAAATAAGACATAGTACATTATTTTATTTCACCCCAATTAGGGCCAGATTCATAATCTACTTTATTAGGTACTTTCAAGTCAACTGCATTTTCCATAATGTCTTTTATTTTTTTAGCTTGACTCTCTGATTCAATAGAAAAATCTAATTCATCATGTATTTGTATATGACCTATTAAACCTTCTTTATATAAATCAACCATGGCTTTCTTTGTCATATCAGCTGCACTACCTTGAATTAATTTATTTAATGCTTTGTATGTAAAGGCTCTACGTGTTGAATTATTATGCCAATAATTTTTTTTAGGATTACCTTTTGTATCTTTTAAAATGTTTCCATCTCTATCTTTTAAATGTGGACCCATTTCTTGTAATTCTAACATAGTGTCATGATCTTCTGCAGGAACAAATGTACCCCAATCAGAACCTCTAAGTATTGGTTCATACTTAGGAAACCTACAACGTCTACCAAGTAAAGTTTTTATTTGTCCTTTTGATTGTGCTGCAGACATAACTTGATTCATTAGTTGTTTTACAAATGGAACTCTACCATGATAAGTATTAAATAATTCATCTGCTTTATCTTTTGAAACATTTAATTCATTTTGAAGTTTTGCTTTACCCATTCCATAAAACAAACCTAAGTTAATTGTTTTAGCTTCTTTTCTATCTATCTCTGCCATGTCAGCTACGATTTGATGAAAATCTGTTTTAGGATCATCTTGATAAGCTTCTGATATTGGAGTCGCTGAATCCAAACCAAATCTTAATGCGTAGTGTGCAACAAGTCTTGGTTCTTGTTGTGAGTAGTCAAATGTACCCCAGGTACAACCTTCTTCGGGTATAAATAAACTTCTTATTAGTGGGCCTGTATCTGGATCACGTGCCGGAATCTGTTGTAGATTAGGATTTGCATATGAAAATCTTCCTGTAACTGTACCTCCATCATCAGATCTAATTTGATTTATATCTGCATGTATTCTACCTAAATGTGAATGATTTAAAATAGTATCAATAAAAGTTGTACTGACCTTGTTTATTTTTCTAGCTTCTGCTATCATACGAACTACAGGATGTTCATGAGAAGAAATAAAATTTTTAGTAAATGAAGGAGAGTCAGTCTTTTCAGTACGGCTATAAGGTAGCTTCAGTTTTTCAAAAACTTTGGCAATCGATCTTGCAGCCCATATCTGAGTGTCTATTCCTGTTTCTATTTTTATTTGTTGTAATAGGTTTTTTTCTTTTATTGCCATTGCTGTTTTTAATTGATCAGCTTTCTCTATATCTACCCGAACACCTAGGTGGCGCATATCAACTAAACAAGGAAAGAGATCAGTCTCAAGATTAAATATATCTTGTAGATCATCTTCAATAATAATTCTTTTTAAGTGATGCCATAATAATAAAGTTAGTTCCGCATCTTTCTCTGCGTATGCTCCAACTTCCATAGCAGGTAATTTCCACATATCAGCTTTAGGATCTAATCCTCTTTCTTTAGCTGCTTTAGTTAGTAAAGCTTCATTCTTACCTTGATTTAAATAAACCCAAGACAAAGAGTTTAGTGAATATTGAAATCTATTTTCATCTATTATAGATGCTGCAATCATAGTATCTATAATTAAACCATTAATTTTAATACCTAAATTACGTATCCAACATACGTCATACATTGCATTGTGAAATATTTTTGTAGCAGGTGATTGACAAACATCTGTAAACCAGTCTAAAACTTTTTTACGATCCATATTAGGACCTTCACCATGTGCAATAGGAAAGTATGCTTTATAACCATCTACAGCCACAGCTATACCTACTACTTCACCACTACCTCTAATGGCCCCTGAACCCAGTTTCTTTAGTTCTGGATCTCTTGTTTCCAAATCGATTGCTATTTCTTCTGCTGATCTTAAATCAGGAAACTCTTTTGGTATAGACCATTCTGTAGTAGGCATTAACATTATTTTTTCCTTTTCATATCTTGCATTTTTTTAATTTCTATTTCACAGTAATGAATTACTTTCTCTAAATCTTGTATACCATTCTTATTCATATAACGGCATACATATTTTATAACGTTTCCTTGAAAAAAAGAAAGATCATTTTTAGAAATAAATTCATATGGTTG